TCAGGGCCTCTCCCTTCCGATAAAGAGAGTATCGTCGTTATTGCCAGAAAAGGCAATCATTATTTTCAATTTTGAGTGAAATAATTTTTCTCTCAACATTTACAACATCTTACGAACCTTTTCAAGATAGATCTTCCTGAACCCATTCTTCAACACACCTTTGAATAAGTACCATTCACCCAGCTTTCCATCCTCCACAATGGGCTTGCCCATCTTTTGGTACTTGAACCTGTCGACTGTGCATATGATTGCGCCAGTGTCATCTTCAGCTGTTACGTTCAGCCAAAGGTTATTCCGGTCAACTCTGCGACCACCACGTTTGGCCAAGTTGACAGCTTCATTCATATCCCTCAAATTCTTCTCTTTGAGCTTGCCGAAGAAAACGAATGTTCCTGGATTGTCCCCATCTAGGTCTTGGATGTCTGTTATGGCTGAGCCGATGTTGTGGGCTTTGGGATCTTTCTTGATGTGGCCAAATCTCCTTTCGCACTCAAAAATATCGTCATAGGGTGTCGTGCCTGTGTTCAGCAGGGTTTCTTGCCGTGGGGTCAATGGTTGGGACAGGTTGCGCCTGTTTTCTATGTCTTCTGCCATTTTGGGGCCGATGCCTTTGATCCCTATCAACCCACCGATCAATTCGTTGTCTTGGACTGACCAGTTGGCCTTGGACTTGAATTTGTCGAATGGCTTGTAAGTCAATCCCTCAGACACAACTTCCCTCAACAGCTTGACAGCTTGGTCATCATCCTTGACATTACGGAGGCAAGCAGCAGCATACTCCAGTGGGAACCTGCTCTTCAGGACACAACACCAATAGCTGACCATCCCGTAAGATATTGCGTGGCTGCGGTTGAACGCCCAAGATCCCATCGTGTTGATGTTGTCCCATATTGTTTGTGCGACGTCTTCCGGTATGCCATTCTCAGCAGCTCCAACCTTGAACTTCTCCCAGAACGTGTCAAAATATTCTTTGCCATAAGACTTGCTCATTGCTTTGCGCAGGAATGAAACATCTTCCCAACTCAGCTTGCCTATCTCCCGACCGATGGTCATGACTTGTTCTTGATAGACCACAACACCATGAGTCACCTTTGTGATCGGCTCTGTCATTGGGTGCATGTATTCCGCTGGTGCTGCTCCTATGTGCCGCTTGATGAATTGACTTGTGCCGCCGGAGTTGAGTGGTCCAGGACGAGCTAGGGCAGTGATGGCTGCAACGTCCTCAAAGTTGTGCACTTTCATTTGTCTGGTCACACCTTGCAGCGCGTAGCCTTCAAATTGGAATATGCCTGCATATTTCTCATCATTCAATATTGCGAATGCCTTTTTGTCTTCCAGAGGAAACTTGATCAGCTGGTCTCGCACCCAACCAACCTGATCCAACACGTCCTGCAGGACGGAGAGTGTTCTGAGGCCCAACGCATCAATCTTCAGCAGGTTGAGGTCTTCAGCGTCTTTTTTGTCTATCTGGGCTGCACCAGTCTGCGCACTGACGGAGCAATATTTGCTTACTGGGTCTTCAGTCACCAGAATGCCAGCAGCATGCACACCAACGTGTCGTGCGTGGTTCTCCATCTTTGCCGCAACTTTCATCTGCGGGAATTTCTCCAAGACAGCCTTGCCTATGTCGAGGTCGTTGAATGTGTCGAGGATGCAGAACGCAGCACGAGAGTCACCACCACTGCGCTCGATGATCGCACCTTTCAGGTCATTGACTTCCCATGCGGGTATGCCAAGCTCTTTGGCCACTTCTGCTATTGTGCTCTTGGCTTTGTAGCGGCTGACCGTCCCGAGGTGTGCAACTTTTTCTGCACCGTACTTGTCCCTGAGATATTGGAAAACCATCTCTCTGCGGTCATCTTGAAAGTCGATGTCGATGTCCGGCAGATCTTCTCGGGTGATGTCGATGAATCTTTCGAACAACAGGTCGTGCACAATCGGGTCAACGTCAGTTATGCCAGTGAGGTAACAAACCAAAGAACCAGCAGAAGATCCACGCGCAGGACCAACCAGCATGTGCTCTTTGGCGTAACGAATCATGTCAGCAATCACAAAGAAATAATCCTCAAATTCCTTGCTTGCAATCATGTCCAACTCTCGCTTGAGCCTAGCCGCATAAACTGGATCTTTCAGGTCAACGCCCAGTGCCGGAGCACCATCCTCGCAAAGCTCTCGCAAAGTCTTTTTTGAATGGAATGCGATCATCTGCGCAACTGGCAGATCAGCATTGCAAAGCTCTGCAACTTTGTAGGTGTTGTCTATTGCTTCTTGCGTTCCCCAAGGCACAGCAGCCTTCCACTCCCACTCATCAAGAATGTGCATGGGCCCACTGCGATCTGTGCGGTTTCGGCCACACAAAACCTCATAAGCCTTTTTGTCCGATGGCTTGGGATAAAAGTTGTCGCTGGTGGCTATGGTCTTGAAGCCTTTTTGAGCAGCCCACTCAGCTGATTTGGGAGAGCTCATTGGTCCAAGCTCGACGTAAAGATTGTGTTTTTTGGTCAAAGGAAGCATCGACCAGTCTGGGTGCGATCCGGACAACATTATCACGTTTTCGCTGACGTCGAACAGGTCTGAATAGCTTATGCGGGGATAATAGTAGAAATTCTCTTTGGATGTGCTGCGGGAAACAAGCTCATATATCTCAGCCAACCCATCATTGTTGCAAGCCAGAAATGACATCGGATTGTCGGCTTGCTTGGAACGGTCATTGGCATCTAAGACCACAGATATCTCAACACCAAACACAGGCTTGATGCCAGACTTTTTGCAGTGCTTGGAGAATGCGACGTGGCCCCACGTTCCTGTGTCGCATATTCCAACAGCCTTGCCTTCAAAACACTCAACAACCTTTTGTATGGGGCCGTATGCCTTGCGGAACGAATACTCTGTGCGTGTCTTGAGGTTCAACATTTATATGTGTCCTTCCTTTGCGTACCAATCAATGATCCGGAGCGTTGCTTCAACATCATTCATTGACCTGTGAGAGCCTTCTATCTTCTCTTCGAAGAGCTCTTCATATATGTCGCCCAGCTTGCGCATCTTCCCCCAGACTCTCTGGCCAACCTCAACTGTGCAGGTGTGCTCATAAGGCCAAGGGAAGCTTGTGACCTTGTCTAGCCTCTCAAGCTCAAATTTCAAGATCTTTCTGTCGAAGCCAAGATTGTGGGCAAACATCCGCTTGGTTCCCAAAAAGAATTCATTCAATCTGTCGAGGTGTGCGATGAATGGCTTTTGGTCTTTGAGCATGTCGTCGGTTATGCCTGTGATCTTGGTGATCTTTGGATCGAGCATGTGCTTGGGGTTGCAAAAGAATTCAAGGCGATCAACCTCAATGAGCTCTTCAGTAAGCTTGATCGCACCGAATTCAATAATCTTGGGCTGCATGTCAAGATCAGAACCTTCCGCTTTGGGCAGACCTGTGGTTTCTAGATCAAAGACTATCAGCATCTTTATTTATCCTAACGATGAATTTGAGGTCAACGCCCAGTATGTTCTTCGTGTCGAATATGACGTAATTGTAAGATCGTTTTCCTGCAATCACGGGATTGGTGTGGGAGTCGGTGAAAACTTCTTGCGCCACTTCGATGTCACGGTTTGCGAAGAACGCTCGCCAATGCACAAGATCTTCTGCACTGCAATGCATCCCTAGGTGGCTGACTGTGTTCCTTGATCCTCTTGAATCAATCCAGTTGGGGCCAGAAGTATAATCCAAAACTTCAAACTCTTTGCCGGAGAACAGGTCATAGTTGAAAGACAAGTCAGCTTCGTTGGTGTCGCGAACGCCGAAAACATTGCCAGTTGCGACAACGTGATCTTCAGCCCAATCAGTTGCCCCAATCTCTGACAACAGCTTCTTGGCTGCGATTGGATCTTTCGGGACGATTGCTATTTGTTCAATTTGGAATTTCATTTCAGGCTCCATATGGAAGGATGCACCCAGTCAGGTACTTGTGGTGATCTTTTGATTGAAGTAAAAAAGCGACAAATTCTGCCAGCCTTTCTGGTGGCGTTTCTTCGCCTGTCAACAGACCATTGAGTTGATACTGCTGGGCATGCTCTTTGGTCCAGCCACGAGTGGCAACCACTTGGTTGTCGATGTCATCACTCATGCCAGTGCCGGAGAGTTTGTTAGGGGCTATCCCAAAAACTGTTATGCCATGCTTCTTGGTCAGCTCTCTGGCCATCTGCAACGTCATGATGTGGGCAGCACCTTTGGACGCATTGTAGGCCAAAGAACAAGTCATAGGCATGTGGGCTGCATTGCTTACGATGTTGATGACTGTGCCTTTGCTTTTGATCAGTCCTGGCAAGCAAGCCTTGGTCATCATGTAGATGCCTTTGGCGTTGGTGTCCATGACTTTGTCCCAGTCTGATTCCTCGAAGTTTTCAAGCCAGTCGATTATGTTGACGCCAGCATTGTTTATCAACACGTCAATTTTTTGACGCCAGACGTCAGAAATGTCTGGATTACGGACATCCCTGCCATCCTCAAGATTGAAGCTGATCACTTTGTGGCCTTGGCCTACCAGCTTTTCTTTCATTGCCTTGCCCAAGCCTTTGCCTGTGCCTGTGATTAAAATGTTGCTCACTGTTTCTCCTCCTTGATGAGATATTCAACCATGGCCGCATAAACGGCTGCATCATGAATTGAGTCTTTGTGTTTCAGGTTGCTGTTTGCGAACCTAGTGATCTTGACGATCATCAACTCAAACAGATGCCAGCTGTTGTAATCGCTGACTGTGTTGAGCTGCACCCCATTGGGGAACAAACTGATCATCACTTCTCCGACGGTCTTGTAGTTGTCGCCGTAGACTTTATTCCGCTCTCGGAAAGTTTCTGCCATCTCTTGCAGAATGTCTGATGGATCTTTAGGACTGCTCATTCGACACGCCACCATTCACCTTCGGTCCTCCCTTCTTGGTATGCTGCATCGACGGATTCGTCGTGCTCGTTGGACTTCTTGAAAGCCTCCTCCAGAGACATCCGCAGGGCAGGGCTGAGGTCAAAAAGCCTTGCAATTTTTTGCCTGTCAAATTCAATGTCGTTGCCGACCAATCTAAGTTCCATCAGAAATTCCCCTCCTGAACCTGCAGGCAAGTTATGCCCTCATCTCTCCACATATCAACGCAGACTTTGCGATCTTCCAGAGCAAACCAAACCTGTTCTTTTTTGTAGTTAGCATTGAACAATTCTCGCTTGACAATGTCGTCTCTGCGCTTGTCACCTGCTGGCCTCATCAACAGATGGTTGAATGGGATGTCATTCATGTTGAGCCAACTCATAGTCACATCTCTGAATGATTCGTCCCGAGCGGTCATTATTACAATCCAAGTCCACTTAGGCAGATTGCGCACCAAATCAACAACAGCATCAATCGGCTCATCATCCTTGCTGGCTGCATTGAATGCTTCATAATCTTTCGCTTCATACAAATGGAATCTGTGACGACAATCAGCCAGCGTCCCATCAATGTCAACAATCACTGCACCGTCTCGAACCATTCTGGAGCCTCCTTGTCTTTCCAAGCTGCGAACCTTGCCTTGGCACCATTGTAATAATTCCTGTATGCTTCCACAGTGCAGTCAGTTTTGTATTCATCAGGCATGCACTGAGGCGGTTCTCGCCAAGCCAGACGATCAATCCACATTGGTGAAATTGTCAAGAATGGAGCCAGACCCATGCTCTTGTGGGTCTTGCCGTATCGTCTTGTGTATTCCAAACCAAGCTGGACATACAATCCGCAAGCCCACCAATATTGCGCAGAGCTCTCGCGCACCCAAACAGCAGACGGATGGTTCTTGTGGGTAGACTTATACAAGCCAACCATGTCAGCCCAGTAGTCACCATCGAGCTCTCTGTGAGCAGTGCACAGCAGCTGCGCAGTCTCAAGGATCATTTTGACGCAATGCTTGTCGCAATGCATCTTTGCAGCTTCCACAGGGTTGTGGTCTAGGTAGAAAATATTCATGCCATTTCCTTTCTCAGCACGATCCTTACTTTTCGAATAATCCTTTAAATGCTTTCCTGAAGCCATTGACTATTGACCGTTCGTCTTTTTGGAAGTCTTCAGGCTCCTCAAACGCAGCATCATCAACAACGTAATCCACAGGTATTGGTTTGTCCTCCAGCAACGTGCAATGAGGATTATAAAGGATATACTTGACTTCATGCTCCTTCAGGCTGTGCTTCTCCATGATCTCTTTGACGGTCATGTGCTTCTTGTTTTCCCGCACAGCGATTATCAGATCATCTTCATATTTCTTGCTCATGGCTTGTTCAGAGCCTTTCCCATTGATGGTGCGGCCCACTGTGTTGGGGTCAAGAAAGGATCAGCCCATGGGTGCACCGCGACAACAGCCTTGACCATCAGCTTGAACACCTGTTGATATTCACCTTGAGCTCGTGGGCTGAGGCGTGACTTGGCCATCTCGCTCAGTGTGCGCAAGTTAAACTTCGCGACGATGTTGGTGTGGATGTTGGTTGGCAAGACACCACGTGCATCTTCTGCGGGGACAAACTTCCGGAGCCTTTGGTATGCGTCGGCTATGTCAGCCATTGCCTTGTCATATTCTTCCAGAGCTTCGTGGTTTTGCTCAATGCGCTCTGGAGTGTAATAGCTGAAGCCAAACATGTCAACTGTGCGTTGAGATTGTTGGGCGTATGAGGCTTGGCGAGTCCGGACGAACTGATGGGTGAACCCACGACTGACATCTCGAATGTTGAATGTGTAGTCAATGAATTCCCAAGATGAGCGGATTGTTTGGAGCATGTAGTCTAGCTCCTCCTGCTTCTTTGTTTCAGACCATCCAGCGATTTTGCCATAGGCGTCCTCGTCGTCCATCAGCCTCGTGTTCTTGGTGAACAACAGCAGGTCAACAGCGTCAGAGGTATAATTTACGAGTTCCACTTTCATTGATTTTCTCCTTTCTGAGAGTGCATCCATCGGGCATAGTCAGACTTCCCCCGAATGAATTCTTCGACAAC